GACTCAGAAGCTATTTTAAAAGAAGCTCTTAGCCGAAGTTGTGATAACAAATATAATTTACTATTTTGGGATGATTCTAGAGATGATTTTTTCTCTGTATCTGCTTCTAATAGTTCATTTAAAAGATATTGTGAAAAATATAATATAGGAAAAGGTTTTGAAGAAACACAATATGTTTTAAGGCACTCTTTTGCTACAAGAAAAATAGAATCTGGAACACCTGCTGAAGTGTTAAAAGATTTACTAGGTCATAAAGATATAGAGGTAACTCTTAATACTTATTTTGATGCTTTTTCAGAGTATAAAAATAAATATAGCGAGAGGAGTTATGAATATAATAAAGAAAACAATCTAAACTATTTAGATTTATCTCAAGATGAAATAATATTAATGGAATTAAACAAATTTTCAAAATTACTTAACACTTCTACTCTGGATGACTTAGACAAAAAACTTTTAAATAATGCATTGAAAAAAATAAAAAATAAGTACAACTTATTGGAAGAAAAAATATCTTAACCTTAATTGCATTAAAATTGCATTAAAAAACGAAGCTAATCTCTTGAACCCTACTTATATCAATACTTACATAATATTATAATCTAGCCAGTCCAGCCAACATGTGAGATTTTTTAAATCTCACTTTTTTTATTATAA